TCCTGTTTTGGCTAGCGAACCAGAGTTTCCAAGGACGGTTACAGTTGAACCTGCATTGTACGGCGATGAACCATCGACAGGTGCTGTACCTGATGTGTTGGTATTGCCAAAGTATGTAACTGTATATGTTGTTGGAGCATCCGATAACCACTGTGCATATAATGTTGCATTCGCATTGATGGTGAATGTAGTGGTTGGAGAATAACTTGTTCCTGTTCCATTGGCTGCAGTGTTCCAGCCTGCAAAGGTAAATCCTGTTTTGGCTAACGAACCAGAGTTTCCAAGGACGGTTACGGTTGAACCTGCATTGTACGGCGATGAACCATCGACAGGTGCTGTACCTGATGTGTTGGTGTTGCCAAAGTATGTTACTGTATATGTATTATCACCACCACTATTTTCAGTAGATGAGCAACAGCCTCCAACTACGGTACCTACTTTTTCATATACCAATTCTGTATTTGAGAATGGGTATATTCCACCTTGAGGTGAATATGGATTTAACCTATGAAAATTACTCAACGCCTTACCAGCCAACTTTTTCGCACGCGTAGTTTGGCTGGTATCGGTTGAAGACATTTATATTAATGTATGAGGTTTTAGAGAAATTGGAACCACCGGGTAATTCGGCTCAAAGGGTCTAAAATTTACTATAATTTATAGTATTAAAATGTCTGTCAAGCCACTTGTTAGTATTGTTACACCGACTTATAATCGCCGCAAATTCATTCCACAATGTGTGGCTGGAATTCGGGCGCAAACGTATCCACTTGATCGAATTGAATGGCTGGTCTATGACGACGGAACGGACAAGATCGCTGATCTGCTCGCTTCTGAATCGCCTCTTGTAGCGGGGCTTCGTGTTCGCTATTTTTCTAATGACACCAAATTGAACATTGGTGCGAAACGAAATTTCTTGAACGATCAAGCAGCCGGTGATGTGATTGTCACAATGGATGATGACGATTATTACTCACCCGATCGAGTGCAACATGCTGTACAAACCCTGATATCAACCTGTCGTCCAAGTCCTTCAAAACCACTTGGAACGTGTGATGAAGGTATTTGCGGATCGTCGCGTAATTTCATGTATTTCAGCGATGATGCGAGTTTATGGGAAGTAGGTCCGTACGGGGCACGGCATGGTACATTTGGTACGATGGCATATACAAAAGCCTTTGCTCTCAAACATCGGTGTGATGAATCTGTCACCTTTGCAGAAGAAATCTCATTTACCGGATCGTATAAAGCCCCGTTAGTTCAATTGGATCCATTCAAAGTCATGGTAGTAATATGTCACCGTGAAAATACATTTAGTAAAGATAAACTCCGAAAAACCGACAACCCATTTGTGAAGAAAATTACAATGAAACTGCGACAACTCATTCGTGATGCAAAAGCGCGCGAATTTTATAGCTCTGCTTAATAGGGAACCTGATATGAATACAAATTGGGGCAATTTTGGATTTGGAAATGCAAATACACCTGCAGTTGGCGGTGGCAGCGGTGTAAGCTGGCTTGTATATATTTTAGTTGGTGTATTTATTGCTGCCGTTGTTGTCATGGTTGTACAACCAAAAATAAACTGGTCCTTCTTGGATCCACGTCCTAAACGTGTACAAGTGAGCAGTAAAGCATACAAAACATGGGACAATTTATTTACATATACAAATCTACAATACAGTGGTCCCGCTGAATTTGATTCGCGCCTGTATTCCGTACAATTTGATGGGATTATTTACAATACCCGCAATTACATGACAACAGAAGGACCGTATCGACACATCCTACACCGTGGATCCAAAGAACTACTCGCCACAACACCCAATGGAATTCCGCTGTCCGGTTGTGCACCTGCTGGCGTCGGTGAGCTGCCTCCATTTGGATTACCTGCACGCATGAATCCCGGTATTTTTGTTGATCCCAACATCAATGACATTATTGTATTTGTGGATACAATGAATGGTTCAACGCCATATCGTGAATCAGTACGTATTGTAGATTTGCCGCTGGATACGCCTTTCCGACTTGCAGTTATCATCAATGGTCAAGTACTAGAAGTATACTTGAATTGTAAACTAGAAGTCACAAAAGTACTTTCAGGTGTGCCGCGCGAAATTGAAAATGATTGGTACGGAATTTCAGGAAAAGCGAACGCACAAGCCCAAATCCAAAGCATGATGATTTGGACATCGGCGTTAGCTGCTGAAGATATTCGTCCACTGTGTCCTGAGCTTCCGAAATTCGCTGGAAAACGTCCATTGTGCGAGGGCACGGATGTTGCACCGGCGCCTTCAGCCAGTGTTGAAAAGAAGGAAATATCACTTGGATTGGGTGCTTCCATTAAAGCTACATGCAATTCATTGCCGAATGCACCTCGGTGAGCACCTCGATGAGCACCCATAAAAGAAACAAATCACATTACTATAATAAGGAGGTTTTGAATGAATAATTATTCAAACGCTGGTTATTTCAACAATATTGTGAATACTGCGAAAACAGAAATGAATGTGGATATAACACCGATGCAAATTGTGTTATTTTTAGTGGCTATTTTACTGATTATAGCCGCGGGGTTATTTTGGTGGTTCAAACCACGCGCAGAAGAAGTGACATTTATGGGACCGATTGTATTAAAAGGCGCAGGAAATGGCGTGCCCAGTGAACAAAAAGTTCTGTTCAATCAATCGCAAATTGAATCATCGCTAGGGAATAACTTTACATTCAGCATGTTTGTATATATGGATGATAGTAACCGCGAACGTATTCCGCTGGGCAGTCCCGATGGTGACTTCCGATTCAAGAATTTTATAACAATCCTAGGCGTTGGCGCAATTATGTTAGATCCTATCCATCAACGCGCACGTGTATATCTACAACCATTGGCACGTCATGATTCGCCCGATAGTGTTATTGATATCGACAATTTTATGGTAGCCCGATGGAATCAAGTTACGTTGACATTGGAAGGACGTACTGTTGACGTGTATGTAAATGGTGCACTGGCTAAATCAACATTATTGGAAAATGTCCCGCTAATCAAACCTGTTATGGTGACCATGGAAACATCTCCGGATTTTTCAGGACAAGCGGGATTGATACAAGCTTGGCCCCGGCGCTTGATAGGAAAAGCCGTTGCAGACAATTACAAACGAAACACAGACACTCGTGGAAAACCATTAATTCCAGATATTAAACCCGTCCTGACTTCATTATGGGATACGATGAAACAAGGATTTTGTGAAGTCGGTTTCTGTAATATATCAGTTAAAATTGGCGGCTTGGATTATGTTGATTATCAATACGCCTAAACTTCAAACAGAATTTAGAATACATTTGTAGAAGCAATATGGAAGCCTTGCGCAACGCCACCGTCAACAATCGAGGAACAATTATGAACCTTGTGTACATTGCTGCTTTTTTGCTGGTCTTGTATTACTTGTACAAATTTTTAATCGCAGGTTCAGATTTGGAAGTCACCCTGCTGAATGCAGAAGTGCCAGCCAATGAGCCAATGACATTTGCACTTCCTGCAAAGAATCCCGATGTGCGCGTTAAGCCCGGTGGTGAATACACCATCAGTTTCTGGATGTATATCACAAGCTGGGATTACCGTGCGGGTCTAGCTAAATCTGTTCTGCAAATCTTGGATACCAAAGCCCCCAACTACAGTCTGCTGACAACGGTGTTGTATCCGAATGAAAACCGACTGATGGTGCGTGTCCACACAGAAGCCCCTGGCGCTGGTGTCGATTACACAATGAACAGCAATTACGACAGTCTGATGAGTGGCAAACAAGGTCTTGCGAATGAAGTTATTGAATCACCCATGTGCGATATCCAGGATATTGATCTACAACGCTGGATCAACATTACAATTAGTGTCAATGGTCGTATTGTGGATGTCTACTATGACGGCAAACTCAATCGTTCTTGTGTGCTCCCAGATATTCCCATGGCTCCCGAATCAGGTATTCAGGTCGTCACTACAGGTAAAAAGGGTGGATTTGGTGGTAAACTCAGCGGCGTACAATTCTTTGCCTACCCACTTACCCCGGATCGTATTTATGCAATCTATCAAGCTGGACCCAAAGGTCCATCAGGTTTCATTGGATTCTTGGCTGAAAAACTCGGCATTAAACTCACATACTCAGGCACAGGTGGAGCGCAACAAGCCATGTCCCTGTAAACACACTTTGATTTTTGATTTCTTCTATTTTCCTATAAATAGAGGAAATATGGAATATGCAAGCACAGCTTTATCGTTTGTAATGGGCGATGGATTGGTCTCGCAAATTTTATTTACTGTACTGTGTCTATTGGTATTTTATTCTGCAATTACACTTGTTGAAAGTGTTGTCGACCAATTCAAAAAACTAGATGGACAAACCACAGTATTGTTTGCGGACACAACACCAACACGTCAATTTATTGAACAAGCACCAGGAGCAGATAAACTTGTTGTCAATAGCGAAAATGAAGTCAATGGTATGGAATTTTCGTATTCCATGTACTTGATGATTTCTCCTGAAACATTTGAAGCCACAGTCAGCGATACATGCGGCGGTACACAAAACCAAAGCAAGACCAAACTGCGCCATATTTTCCACAAGGGCAGCAAAGATGGATTCCCGCTCCTTGCACCTGGTATGTTTGTACATGGTAACAAAAACACACTGCGTCTGTACATGAATTCGGCTACGAAATGGGACAATTTTGTTGAAATTCCCAATATTCCAATTGGAAAATGGTTCCACTTGGTCGTTGTCCTCAAGGGTAAATATTTGGATGTATTTGTCAATGGCAACGTTACAGTACGGCATGAATTCCCAACAGTGCCAAAACTCAATTATGGTAATATATATGTATTAACGCCCATGAAATTCCCCAAATATTCATCTGATACTGTAAAAGTCAGTGATTTTGCAGTTGACGGCGCAGCAAAGGGTATGGTGAGCCGCTTGAAATACTATTCGTATGCTCTGAATTACTCACAAATTGATTCATTGTACCGTGAAGGACCTAGTAAGAAGATTGTGTCATCCTCGTTCACAGAGGTACCGCCTTACTTCCACGACAACTGGTGGGTAACTAAATATTAGATTCACATACCGTCTGTATCCAATTTAGCACATCCCAATGGGATGTGCTGAATTGGAAACAGAAGGCAAAGCCGTCGTAGTCCAAGGTAACCACACCCCTTTAGGGTGTGGTTATAATTGGCACTCGACGGTAAGCTTACTTCTGAAAAGTCTAAAGTATAGTATCAATAAGTATTTAAACACAATGTCTATGATCGAATATGATCTTGATGATTTGCCATGGACTGCAGAAGAAGTAAAAAAAATTCTTGAACTTTTGCCAAATAATACTGAACGTATTCATATACAATTTCATTATCACGATGTTAAGTTTGATGCTGAAATACCATTTATTCGTCATTCCTTTCCAGCGTCGACTACAAATATAACAGCATCGACAGGCGTTACTTTACTTACAACGTCTTTAACACAAGAAGTAATTGATTCTTTTTTTCATATAATAAATACAAAACCTGTCTATTCTATAGATACAATACGTCTAATTTATAATACAACAGTAATTGATTTGAATGTTCATATAAAAGAAGTTAAAATACTAGGAATGATAGAAGTACCAAGTGCGTGTACAATCTACACTGCAGTTCCTAATCTAAAGAAGTATGTGCATGTGTTTAACGAAAAGGACTATGTAAAAACATTCTGAATCTTAAGGCAGCAAATCCAAAAATAGATAGTCGCAGAAGGATAATTGAGTTTATTGTAAATTTTACAAATTGCTCAAGGTGGCTTAGAAAAAGAATAATATAATATATTAAAATGGCATCATCCGTTGTGGATCCAAAAATAGATCGATCATTTACATATGATTCTGTAAACGTGTACTATACATTTAAAATTGCGCATTTTGGAGCATCAGATGATCTTATACTTCCAACAACTGTGTTTATTACACCAGAAGAGTTATGTACACATCTTGCGGATGTTGCCAAAGAACGTGGAATTCAACTTGAATCGTGCGATCGTGATTCGCCGTATATATGGATGGATTTTATTAAAAAGCATCCAGTGACAATGCAACACCAAATATGGAAATACCGTGAATATGTTTATGCATGCTCAGTATTATTTATTGCATCATATATTGAAAAAAATGCAGCAAGTGGTCGTATTACAATTTTACCTTCAACACCGCGATTTGTTCCGCCCGAGTTTTCTATAAACCAACATAAATTTACGATTGTTGGGTCTGCAGAATTAATGAGTGATATTGATATTACAATTCAAGGACCACGATCATCGTTTATAATTTCGTTGATTGAAGATTTATATCAATATATGTCGTATACTGTAAATATACCCATTCGTTGTTGGGATGTGGAATTTTACGGAGATTTTAAAATTTTGCAGTCGGTATTTGTAAATATGAGTAAATTTAGTAAATACGACAAAACACAAATTTTATTATATGGTCTAATAAGTTATTTCCGTTCATCTCATAAAAAGGTTAATGAAGTGAGCCCTATTGTATTATATTTAGTCAAATATTGTATTGTAAACTTTATTGAACATGATAAATTAATTGATTCGTTAATACAAGAAGCGTACTATAAATGTAATTCAGAATTACCTGATGGTAAATTCAATCGTGAATTATTTTATAGAGAACTAAGAGATGTTGAAACAAAGTCTGTACTAATTAATCCTTTTTTGTATACTATAGATAATGGTAAAATTGTAAGTGATAATATTGGTTTGGCTAAAATAATACATGATCACGACATGAATTCGTTTGCATTCGCAATCTTTTCGCACATAATGAGGGGTAATGTTCATCGTTCTGAAAGTTACATTGTGCCTTCAACCGCTGTACATGTTGTTGAATTTGAACAGAAAAAAGGAGGTATGTTTACAAATTCATTACCAGAATCTTGGTTAAGTAGCAATTCACGAATTGGAATTGATCGTTTTGGTTTTATTATTTCTGCAATTGAACAATTGGGATATTTGGAACATTATCATCCAGAGAGAAGTGTAGAGTGTGAGAAAAAAGGAATAAAATATTTTGGTCGTCTTATACGTGCACTTGTACAAGCCGAATTAATTCCAGAAACATCAACACTTGTATCTAATTCAGTAAAACTGAATGTATTTCGTAGTAATAAATCGGGAAAATCATGTGAATATAATGTTCATACTTTGTTGAATGAACTAAATAATATATTAGAACCGACGTCTGTATTACAAACACAATTGTCTGTAAAACGTTTATCTAGAACACGCCGCAATCGACGTCGTCGCTTTGTATAAATTGAGTTTATTGTAAATTTTACAAACTGCTCAATCAATCATTTACTTTGCAAACTTCAATCCGCCCAAACCGTTGGTGATTTCCAGGAAATTGAGTGTTTCCACAAAAATCTGTAATTCATACGTATAATTCGCAAGTGTTGGAATGGGTTCCACATCAACATCCATATTAAAGTTATCAATACGGCTAGTATTCAGCGTGCCTTTGGGTTGTTCAACCGATGAACCGTTTAGAGAAAAACTGTATGAATAAATTGGCCACATTTCTGTCTGTGTAGCAAGCCCATAATCTGCAAATGGAGCAGCAGCTCCATGTAAATATTTATACGGCACATACTCTGTAAAATATGCTGAATCCTGGCTATTGAATAGCTGCTGTCCATTTGCTTGTAAAAACATGTTGCGTAAAATGCGCCGCTGCAGCCCAGGAATGTTTAATCCAGAATATCCAATTGGTCTCAGTGTTGCGCCTACCAGACGTCCACTTACAATTGTTCCACCGACCAATACTGTTTTCGGTACTAATGGTATGCGACCATCGCCAGATTGAGCAATAGACGGAAAGACAAATGGTCGCTGTGATTTTGTTGGATACATCCAATTTGTCAAATTCAACGACTGATTTCGGTAAGGAATTGCATCGGATCGCCGGGCAAAATATACCAGTCGTGTGGCTATATTATGAACATCCAATTCATACGTATCACGAGATGAAACACCACTATACATGAAATTCTGGACCTGACGAACCGTGTAGCGCAACGTTTTTTGAACGAACATACGTTGTTCCTCAGAAGTTACAAATGTATATGTGGCTTCAAGGGACGCATTCAGCGGCCAGCCTTCCTGGAATGGCACTGCGCCCGAAATATCCGTTAAGAAATCTTTCATACGTACCCCCGACATATCAGCTGCGCCATACAAATTATTCAAACTAGGGGGTAAATCACCATAATAGTTTTGATTCCAAACCGATGTATATTGATCAGTAGGTACAGGAGACAATGTTTGAATTCCAGGTCGTACACGATTTCCGTTCAAATCCAGAACAGTATACAATTCCTTTAGTGGTCGAAGCAAGATTTGGATTTCACAATCATGATATTGGAGCGAAACCAACGGCAATGAATTTTCAATATAATCACTGAACCATAGTCCAAGTGGTACACGTAAAATACGTCCTGGAATACTGGGTGCATTGTTTTGAACTGGATTTGGTAAGTCCTGTGATCCACGCCAAGCTAATACATTAGGATATTGCGGGTATTCGCCGGAAGGATCGCCATACACACCATTTGCTGGATCAAACATTTCTGGAGTGTCTCCGACCATATATCGCCATTTTGAGTACTGAGTTGCATCCAAATCCAATGCAGCCCGTGCTGAGATCCAATCACTTGAAAATTCCTGGATCTTTTGACCACCGATAGTAAATGTTATTGATTGTATCATACGTACACCAACTTGGCGCACCCAAGCAAATTCTGCAGCGCGATCCAGTATATACGCGCCTGAAATATCTGTACTAACATACGCTTTACTGAAAATGTCCGGAACTTGAATTCGCAGCACCAAATCACTCAACAAATCACCTTGGCGTGGGATTTTGGCTTTTACCAGTATAGGTGCATCCAGTTGAAGTACAGTTGGACCTTCAAGTGAAATTTGTATAGGTTCCTGTGAAAAATGTGTATGACGCAAAAATGTCTTGTAAAACCATGTTACTTGTGGATTTCCATTCAAAATAATGTTTTCGTTTCCATAACAAACCAATGCTAATAAGCCACCCGGCATTTCCTACATCTAGTATATGAATTTGCTTTACATCCTTGGTGTTGGGCGCGGCGGGACACAAATAAATACATGCGATTGATGTAGAATAGAAAACGATGAGCATGAACTTGAATCAAAATACAATTGTAGCAAATTTTGCCCGAAATTTAAACAACACAATTAAAACAAACGTATCAAACCTTGCTGCAAATGTAAATAAAACATTTACAAATTCATTTGAATCAAATAATAATACGATGTTGGGTACTTTGAGTTCTTCTGTGAGCCATACACCATATATTTGGATTCTTGTTATTGGTGTGGCGATTGGAGTTATTTACTTGATTAAACGATTCCTGATTGATGAAAATCCAGCATTAATTCAATCATTGATAGATATGTTCCGAGGTGAACAACGCAGCGGAGCAACAGGAGCTATGCCCCCTCCATTGACACCGCCTACTGCTGTAATTCCTGCAGCAGTACATCCCGACACGGAAGCATGGTGCTTTGTGGGCGAAGACTTGACGGGACGGTATTGTGTAAAAGTACCTTCCGCTAAATCATGTGACGGAGGGCGAACATACAGATCACGTCAAGATTGTGAAATGGTGTCTGCGCAACACTTGCCCGCGGGTGTTGTCACAAAACAGGGTGCAGGTATGCTGCCTTTGCTATCGGGTAATTAATCAGCGGCGCAGCGGTACATCGGCGCGGCTGGTTTCATATTCCTTAATAGGGAGGACATTAACACCAAATGTCATATTTCGAACAATTAATGAATACTACGAAATATGCGCTTCATAAGGCTACATACAATCCTGAAGCCGAAAAATTCGCGAAAAAACAGCAAGCAGAAGTTGATAAATCCAAAAAGGATGATACAATTGCGAAACTGAATAAGGAAATGAACTCTAAAAAAGACGCTGAAGCCAAAAAACTAGCTGCTGTAAAAGCGGAACAAGAACGTATTCAAAATGAACGAGCAGAATTTAGTATTGGTCGCCTTATTGGACGTATTTTCAAAATAATTGTATTGATTGTGTTTATAGCACTTGTATTGATCGGAGGTGTGTATGGTGCATCTTTGGCTGTGAACTTGAACGTATATAAATCAGCCCCATTTCGTGTAATCTATGCAATTTGGGGATTTTTATTCTTTTGGGTAATTATTCCATATGTTTGGGTTTATAGGCGATTTTGGCTCGGTAAATCCCCGCGCTTTTATGCAATTATGCCACTTGTACCGTACCGCTTCAATCACTGGTTCATGGATAAATTTTTTGACTGGATTACGTTTAATCCTGAGGATGTTGATGAATTGAAGGAATGGAGGCATTACGGGCTTTAGCGGCGATAATAATATACTGAACCTCCTACAATTGCTGCGAGTATGAATAAAATAGCTGCATTTGATGGTGTAAATAAACGCGAACTATCTGACGCAGCTAAATTGCGCATTGATTGTATATATTCATCAAATGTAAATTCACGTTTTCCTAAATTCATATTTACTTTATTGTGGAGTTTAAACACCCAATAAATTAAATCATCTCGTGATCCTACTGCTTGTTCGACGGGCATTTCGCGTAAAAATTCGGAATAATGGGCTCTGCAGACTCCACAAGGCAACATTGTTTTCAGCGATGTGTAAAATTTTATGGCGTCTTCTTGTTCCTGTTTGGATGGTTCTGGGTTATATCCAAGACTGACAATATGCATGGTTTGCCAAAAAATAGGACCCCATACATCTGGGCTCATCCCCATTGGCGGAAATTTTGGTATATATGACATTTCTATTCTTTCTTACTTATACGTATTGATTTATTTTTTAAAAATAATTGTACGCGGGGATGCTTTCGTCTAAACCAAACCACACGAAATACTAGCAGTGTGGGTATTCCCAAAATGGATTTCAAATGTATAAATTGTGGCAAATCTGGTCACGCCTTCCGGGATTGTAAGGAACCTGTTATGTCATATGGTGTAATCGCAATTAAATATGTTGATTCAGTTCCCAATTATTTATTAATTCGACGACGTGATTCACTTTCCTATGTTGAATTCATGCGAGGAAAATTCGATCTGAACAACCCGGCGTATATTCAATTACTTATTAACGGGATGGCTCGCAATGAGCAGTCGCGTCTTGTATCTCAAACATTTGATTCTTTATGGTCCGCACTCTGGAATAATCAAAATACGCGCCAGTATCGTAATGAATACAATACTGCAAAACGTATGTTTGAGTCGTTGCGAAATACGGGGGATATGAATGGTAAATTACTTGTAAAATATATTGAAGATTCTACGAAGGAATGGGCAGATCCAGAATGGGGATTTCCCAAAGGACGACGCATGCCTCATGAATCCACTGAAACGTGTGCACTACGCGAATTTAAAGAGGAAACGGGATGTGATCCAGCGATTGTTTCCTTATTAAGCGGATGTGAAGGATACGTTGAAGAATACTTGGGTACAAATGGAATTAAATACCGTCAGACGTACTATATTGGTGTGAGTAACAGCGATGCAAAGGCTGAATTTCAACCCCATAATCGCATTATGAATCGCGAAGTAGGTGCTATAGGATGGTATACATTTGAAGAAGCGTACTTGAAAATCCGAAATACAAATAAAGAAAAGCGTGAACTTTTAGGGAAACTGCATTATAAAATTATATCGGAAAATTTACTTCGTAGTTCAACCGGCTCTGGATCTGGAAATATTCTTGTGGTTGATGAACATTAGTAGTCCTTGGTAAAATGTCCTGTTCTATTTTGGATTGTCAAAGTAGAAGATGGCATCGGATTTGCTGCAAGTCATTGGACCCAAAAATAAAGCCAATCCCATTCTTGTCAAGGGATTGGTAAATACATACGAATCGAATAAAGAACAATTATTGGATGAATGGGCAAAATTCAAATTGGATAATCGAGTGTCACGTGATACCATGTTGGAAGCAATGCACCGTCTTGGTGTACGCCCAAACACTTGGATTCGTGAGCGTGATATGCGAACTGGTGTGTATCCTGATATAAGTGACCCCGAATTTGCAGCACGTCTAACGCAAAAAACGGAATTTGCAATGCTGGCTTCCGATGCGCCCTCAGACGCGCTTTGTACAAATACATGTGTTGAAACACCAGATGGAAAACGAGTCCCTGCGCCGAAAACAACCGACGATGTCTTTGATACTACACCTGTTCAACGTCTTGTTGCACGTTTTTTACATCCTACAACTCCGTATCGTGGTTTGCTGTTGAATCATGGTGTTGGTGTGGGTAAAACGTGTTCAGCTGTGACTGTTGCAGAAATGTTTTTGGAATATTTACCTAATCGCGCTGTATATATATTAGCTCCTCAAGCAATTGCAGAAGGATTTCGTAAAACTATTTTTGATGTTTCCAAATTAGTTCAAACAACACGTGAAGAATTTGCACTTACAGGTGAACGGTGGATATCGCCACAATGTACTGGAATGACGTATTTACGTCTGACTGGAATGGAAGCTGAACCTAATCGTGAAGTTATTGAAATTGCAGTTCGAAAAGCAATCAATGCACGATATAAAATTATGGGATATTTGGCGTTTGCGAAAATGATGCAAAATAAATTCAAAGAAGCACCCAAACCTGTACAAGAAGACAAGGCTCGATTTGATGAATTCAAGAAAAATAAAATTATTGGATTGTTTAATGATCATTTAATGATTGTGGACGAAGCGCATAATTTACGTGACGAAAAAGAAGCAGGTGATGCCAAAGAAATAGAAATTGATGACCCGACTTCGGTTAGTGATGCAGAAGCTGGAAAACAATTAACACCCATTTTAAAACAAATTGTTGTCACAGCCGAAGGATTACGACTAATGTTAATGACAGCTACACCCATGTACAATAAAGCTACTGAAATTCTGTTTTTACTCCGTTTATTACTTGCAAATGATGCAAATGATGCTAGCGTATTTGAAAATCAACTGCGTCTTGAAAATGTTTTTAATTTGAAAAAACGCAGACATACTTCAGTAAAGAAGCTTGCTCCGCCAAAAAAAGAGACAAAAGCGTTAGAAGCTGAAGAGTCAGAGTCAGCGTCAGATTCAGCGTCAGAGTCAGCGTCAGAGGAAGAGTCAGAGGAAGAGTCAGAGTCAGCGTCAGAGGAAGAGTCAGAGGAAGAGTCAGAGGAAGAGTCAGAGGAAGAGGAAGAGTCAGAGGAAGAGGAAGAGTCAGAGTCAGAGGAAGAGTCAGACGCAGAAGAAGTAGAAGAAGATAAATCGAAAAAAATAAATGATGCTGATATTGATGATTTTGGCGGGGCTTTGACCGAAGAAGGTAAAACGGAATTAATTGCTGCTATTAAACGTTATGTCAGTTACATGCGAGGCGAAAATCCAAATACTTTCCCTTTACGTCTAACACCACCTGAAGCAGTCAGTGTATCAGAACCGGATTTTTTTACAAAAGAAAATTATCCAGAAAATAGTATTTCCAGAAAAGAAGGCACTGTTGAATTGAATCCGGTCGAAATCAAGATCCAAAAAGCGTTACCACTAGTTATTACACATGCAGACACGGACACAGAATGTGGAGAATTAATGCACGGGGTTATTGAAAATTATCATGAAGCAGCCGGTGCTGGACATCGAGGAGTAAAAGGGGAAACAACAATTTTATACAAATCCACACAAATTGGAAATATTACATACAATGCAGAGCGCGGTATTTATGGAAATTCGGGTTGGTATGCTTGTTTCAAAGCCCAGAATGAAACATTTGGTTCCAAAGATCCTGTACAAGTCACACAATATAAATGGGTGAATTCTGACTTTACTCTTGATTCTGTATTTAAAACAAATCTACGTAGTCACGCACCCAAGATTGCGCGAATTGTTGAAGCTGTAAATAAATGCAAGGGGTTGTCATTCCTGTTTTCGCAATATGTTGGTGGCGGTGCATTACCCATAGCCGCTGCACTTGAAATGAACGGATGGTGTCGTGTACTTCACGACGGTACTCCAGCACCCCTTCTTACAACAACAAAACCTGGCAAAGATACTAAATTTTATATTTTATTAACAAGTTCGAAAGGATTAGCACCAGAATTTCCCAAATTACTGCGCTTCGGATCACAACTTGATTGTAAGACTGCAAATGGTCCATTACTAAAAGATGGACGGCGTGTACAAGCGATTATTGGTTCCCAAATTACATCAGAGGGTCTTGACTTAAAATGCATTCGTCAAGTACATGTTCTTGACGGATGGTATCACTTGAATCGCATTGAACAAATTATTGGACGTGGTGTGCGGTTCTGTAGCCATTCATTGCTCCCACCAGAAGAACGGAATTGTACTGTTTATTTACATGCACTTTGTATTCCTGAATATGAAACTGCTGATTTGTATGCATACCGTCTAGCAGTGAAAAAAGCCCGCTATGTGGGTGAAGTATCACGGCTCATGAAAATACACGCATGGGATTGTATGTTGAATATGAATGCAATTTTATTACCTGGTCAAGGCGAACGTAAAATTGTTGATTCACACGGTGCACCAATAAAGGTTGATGTGGATGATAAAAATTATTCCAGTTTATGCGACTATGCAGATTGTCCTGATCGTGATGAGTGGTGCCCAATCCCTGACAAAGATGTGGTCAACGACAGCACATTCCGTGATTTCGATTATCGTCGTTTATTTGCTCAAAAACAAAAAATTCTGGCAACCATATTTGCTGAAGAAGGTACAATATCACAGCCTCTTGCAAAACTACGTAAATCCGTTTATGCTGATATTCCCTGGTCAATTGCAGCCATTGGATTACGCGAAGCCCTGAATTCCTTACGTCTTAAACGTGAAGATGGTATTTACGGTACACTTATACTCAAAAACGGATATGTATTGTTCCAACCCGATAATGTAACTGAAAAAGATACGATTCCAGCCGCATTACGTTATGGAAGAGCCTACGGACATTTACAAAGGATTTTTAAACTTGAATCTGGATTATTAGCTGCAACCTTGCCACCACCGTTACCAATTGACGCTGAGCATGCAGATGTCGAACCTGTACATGCAGTCAATGCAGTTGAGGATCGTATTGTTGAAGAAGGCGAAGAAGATGTATCTGTATTATTTACAAAATCAATGGATGATATTACAAAATGGATGGAATATATTCGATTATTAATAACTAAAACAAAAGGTGCAGTGCCCAAAACTGTTCGATCAATACCTGAAACTGGATTGCTAGCCTTGCGCTGGGTAGTTTCGTGGATGAGTCATTTACCAATTGAAGGGATCAAAGATGACGTTGTAAAAATTGCAACCACCTGGTTTATTGACAACATGTTGTCAAACGCAGAATTGATTTCAATTATGAAAACATTGTTATTAAAGCGTGAAATGAATATTCCAGGAAGTAGTGAAGAAGATTTTGTATATTCATTATTAAAACATGATTTTACGAGTGGTCGTGTCCCAGGGTTCTTTGTATATAATGCTAAAGATAAAGCGGTCCAATCGTATTGTTATTTTGATGCAAAAGAAGGTGTTACACGATGCGATTCAGGTGCACAGAAAATCTTAATAAGTGCGATTCCAATTGTTAGACGTGGTGAAGCCAAAAAACCTGCAGGTCGTAAAAAGAAAGGAGCTGATGAGCCTGAAGCTGAAGAAGCCGATGTATCAAACTTTTTTGGTATTTTAGTACAAATAAGTAATGATCTGACGTTCAAACTTGTATACCGCCTGAAAGGTGGATCATCAACAGGTACAGTATGTAAAACACCCAGTGGATTAGCAGCCCATCGTGATCGCATTCGTAAATTTTATTCTCAAATTCCAGCATCATCGCCCATGCACGCGCATTTATTTACAGATCTTTCCGAATCACGAGCTGCAAAGGATGTGACAAAGGAACGCGATGCAATCCAAAGCGGGATTGATGCAATGTTCAAATCTGACACAGCACCAGCAGCACACATTAAAGATATATCGCACTTGATTGTAATTCAAGTCTGTATTTATCTTGATTTCTTACTTCGCTGGCTCGATATGAAAAAGACGGATGGCAAGCGTTGGTACTTGCGCTTAACAGAAACAGCCCGCTCAGGAATACCCATGGAATAACTGAAGAGCGAGTGTGAACGAGCGAAAAAATGAAATGTTTAAACGGAATCTTTTATGTATGTAGAAGGATTTACCATGGAATCTATGTATCATGCAATGTATCTGGATGAACGTGTAGCACTTACACCCAGTGACTTGAATGAATCTGTAGACATTGAGGATGGAGTGACAAAACTTCTTCAATCCCATTTGAAAAAGAAATACGAACGCCGGTGTAATGTAAATGGATACATTCGGGCTGGATCTGTTGAAATTCTACAACGAAGTATGGGTCTGGCTGAAAACGGGCGCTTTACAGGCAATATTGTATATGATTGTAAATTCAAATGCCAAGCACTATACCCGACTGCAGGAACACAAGTTACTGCTACCGTTCTAAAAGTCAATAAAATGGGTATTTATGCAATCTTTGAAGACGCAGATGTTCGTGATGAAGTCATGATTCGTATTCTCTTGCCCCGCGATATACATCTTGGTAACGAAGAATTTGAATCAATTGAAGAAGGTGATAAACTCATGGTTTCACTTGAACGTAGTAAATTTCAAACAAATGATCTATTCATCGTAAGTGTTGGTCGGTTGGTTCGCAAAATTGCGGAAGATGCGTAATACTGAAAGCGCGTCTTTGATTAAGAATGCCTACCACACCACCCGGACCTTTATTAACGCAGGATGAATATGAACGTAGAAAACAATTTTTAGAAGGAATTCGCTCACTTACAAAAGCAGAACATATTGAAATTATACGTATATTGAAAAATCATGAAGCTGAATATTCAGAAAATACAAATGGTGTTTTTTTCAATGTATGTACATTGGAGCAACCTGTATTTTCTGCACTTGAGCTGTTTCTGAGCTTCACACAAAAAAATAGAATAAATTTGGAAGATCGCGAAATATACTTGAGTACACTGTCCACTGGAATCAATTTGGGGACAAGCAATGGTGAAGGTGGTAAATAAAACTGATGATTCAATGCCGTCTGTTTCCAATTCTAAGCACATCCCATTGGGGTGTGCTTAGAATACTTAGGATAAATTATAAACAGAATAATTAATACATATTTCTCCGATTTTTCCTATGTCTAGTCGCATTGCGTCTTGTGCGTCTTGATTTTCTATTACGACTGCGTCTAGGTTTCACTGGTCCTTTTGATCGCAATTGATATTGTTCTCGTACAATAATATTACCTGTTTTTATAATAACGCCATTATCAAAAATGCGTCTACTGTGCGCATCAGGATCTGGAAGTGGTTGACCTTTACTGATGATTGGGGTATTAGTAAGTGGATTTTTAATTATTTGTGGACCCGGTTGTGCTAAAGTGTGATTGAAATGAGCTAAAAGAGCTGCACGCTTAAATATTTGTGGAACTGAAGCTTCTCCTCCTTCGTAAATAAGAATAACTGGATCTCCAACTTTAAATTCTGTGAGGTTGATGGAATTTACACCACCAGGTTTCATTACATCGATATGTTCAGCACCTTCCAATAATTGTTCAGCATGCATAAAACCAGCGCCACCTGCACCTGCACCTGCACCTGCACCTCCCATAGCCCCCATTGCGGCAACACCGGGGACAACTGCTGGAATCCCCCCTGCTGCCTGATCAGCTTGAACTGCAGCAATCATCTGTGCAGGAGTATGTAGACCTTGAGGAAAAAAATAAATATACTCATTTCTTAAAAGAAATTCTTCAATAAGAATGTGAGAATTCACTTCGTATCCATCTAACATGTAAGAAAATTCAATCAACTCGTATGGGTCATCGATGTATCTGGTTACCTGCCACCTGTTTATAGAATACGAGGGTGCATGTACAACATCATACATTTGACCTGGGACTAACGCGTGATAAGGTGTGGGTACAGCCATTTTTAATGTTTACACATATTTTTTTTAAGGGCTTCTGTTTCCAATTGGAAAGACGGTAACGGCTAGTCCGGCAATCAATAAAAAAATGACACAATCTAAACATGGTGAGTCTTAAAGATAACAAGTGTGTATTTGCGTCACAATGGTATCTTGGAGTGATCTCTCAAATGCAATTCATAAAAATACGTCTGTAACGTTTAATGTTCCACATATAACGTTACAAACAGATGTGTGTAAAATTCTTGTTGTGACGGAGTCTGTTTTACCGTCTGTTTCCAAGTATAAGCACATCCCATTGGGATGTGCTGAATTAGAAACAGAAGTCACACGTCTTACACCATCGAATGTCATTCGAACGGATGAACATCCTGTATCTATAACTCTAAGTCCAGTGCTCAAGGTGCGCCAAGTTGAGGCAGCGCCATCAGCAGTTAGTAAACCTCTCCCATCAGTGACGGCTAAAACTGAAACTGCTTCAATGTCTATTCCACGAGTTTCGAAAACAACAGTTGATCCTGTTGTGATTGGTATGGAACAAATTGAACCCTTGTACAATTCTGCACCCCGTCTTACTAAACATCAAATGGAAATCACGGAAGCCCAGCGTCTGGAAGCATTGATGAATGAAGTGTATGCTAAAGAAAGCGGGCGCAGTCGAGGATGGACGAAAACGGGTCTAGAACAAATGCTCAAAGCCCGTTGTGCCTCTGGCGGCGATATAAAAGAACTTGAACGCGCACGTGTTAGCTTCCCGTGGAAATTGATTCGCGATGATAAACTTGCATCTGCTTTTCTGGATTTTGTGTGTATTTGTAAACAAATTCGTGTAGCTGTCTGGGACACAGAATCAAAAATTGTAGCTTTGTATCCAGCTGCAGATCCAGTCGCTAAACCCGCAGGAAAAATATACCCGCTCTATCATGTCAGTCTCAACGGCGAACTTATGTTTGGCGGGTCGGATTTAATTAAACTCTGTGATACCAACAAATTTGTACTCATGCCGCCGCTGTCTGTGCTGAAATCACTCAGCGGGCTGACACTGGATGAACTGGCGAATGTCGCGACACAGCTCGGAATGTCTGGCGTGGAAGGAAATAAAGCCGAACGTGTAGCTAAAATTGCTTCATACAAAGTCCGGTCGCGGTTTTGATAATTTATAGCATTATTGTAATCTAAGCACGTCTTAAAAACGTTCTTAGATTATAATACAAATGCCTCACGTATACTTTTTAATTAAATTTCATGGGAGCGGATCCTACGTTGCATATGGAAGTGGAATATCAGTGTTGACAATTCCTGATCTACACATGTGTCGTATTATGCGATGGTATCCGACTCCTATGATTGATATCACTCCGCATTTGGAGAAGTTGCAACGACATTGGCGAGCAGTTCTTCGTTGGCGTCGGTGGTACATGGCTCCACGACGTCTTCAGGAACGGGCGATTCACGGGCGCTGGATACCGATGTCGCGGAACATTCTGAGCCTGAGTCAACAAACAAGGGTTTACGGTTTGTGAATCCCGCTGCCTTCAATGCATCCACTTCTTCCCAGAATTGTGTATACGCAGGGAGCCCCACTTCCAACCACCACCGCCGATTTCGCATAACTGTGGTTGTAAACCAATCTTTAACATACCATTGTGTCCTTTCCAAAACTATGCTACCATCGGATGTCGACCATTCTTGCATTTCTGCATATCCCGCCTCCGATGCTTCAAACAATGGACTGTATTCGTATGTGTATGTTGACGGGTCAGCCTCTGGATTGGGCGCTGTGACACAAACGGTTCCAATTCGTGGTTGTTTGGCTTGTTGTAGTTGTTCGAATGACGTTAATATGCCAAATTGGACTTCTACATAGTCGACTGCTAGCACATCGCATACTTCAGCTTGAAGCTGCATTTGACAATAATAACGAATTGGAATTTTTCCATCAATTATGCGTGAAATTGGGCATTTGATTTCTAGTAAGCGTCCAGCCCGGGGTCCATCAGTAATCAATCCATCTGGGCTAGCACCGAGTCGTGGTAATAACGCGTGTTTTACACGTCCTAATCCATCATAAACAGAAGATTGCGCTACCAGTGTTTCAAACAATTGTCGTGCGACTGGTTCATATCTCCACCCCCATTTGAACGCGGATAATCCGTTTTCGCCGCTCAGAAATACAGTTTGTTCCGTTGTTTCCTCCGTGTGATCAGCCACTGATGCACGGACAGCCTGTGGCGCACACTTTTTCTGAATAACGGCGGCTCGTTCAGCTGCGCTACCAACACAAAGAGCTCCAAATTCATGTCCAGAAAGAATTTCACGGGCTTCAGCGTGCCATGCGCCCGATTTCTGTGTAGTTTGCGGTGCGGCTTTTAGTCGCTCTAAGTGTGTGTTATTCGGCTTCAAAGAGCGATGTGCACGCTCTACTTGGAACAGAAAATATTCGTAAAACAATGCGCGAAGGATCATTAGTGCGTCATTGCGGGCTCTTGGGGAATGGAACGCATACTGCAGAAACGTTTGCGCAGCTGGATGCATTTCGTGTGTCATCCAATCACTTAAATCCCACTCATCTTCTAATTCAACGGGGTTCACAGACACCCAATCGTTGAACCATTCCGTACAAGCAGAGTAAACCATCTCTATTGTAAGGGTCATTTTAATTTTTAATCTGAAGAGTTACGTTTCGTCGCCCGATGCATTTCAATTTTAAATGTTGCTGGAACGGATGGATCACCTGTGCGAATAATCTTCAGACCTTTGATCGACTGTATTGATCCATGATCGTATTGAATTTGTTGTTTTGTATTGAGTAATTTCGAATCATTCGCACGTACTAAATACTTGTACAGATTATCCTTGTCTTCAATCACCAGACCTTCAAAATTATCTGCAAATGTGCGAAGTTTTTGCATTCGAATCCCTCGTTCAAGACGGAGCCAAGGCTTTGTCAATGATACAAATGCTGCTTCAGCAGAAAACAGATCTGACATTTGCTGTTCCTGCTTTACGACTACAGATGAGGCTGATGATTCTGACGTTGATACAACAGGTATTGCAGCGGCGGACAGAGATGTTGACTCGACAAGTGTATTGCTGTTGGAAAGCTGAGCTGAAGGATCAGATACAGGTTTTATTGGTGACAAGGCGCGCTTGACATTCCGACGTGTTGTTTTCACGCGAAACATTCGTTACGTTTTCCCTAGATATATATATGTGTTTAGGTTTAGACCTGTGCGGTGTTTTTTTTCATTTAATTGAAGTAGTAGTTAGAAAGAGCCTATGCATCCGTATTCCAAATGGGAAGAAATAGAACGTGAAAAGCGTGCTCATATGCCCGCTCTTCGCGATCCTACTGTGTTTCAACCAACATGTCAAGTCCTGCGTGTCAGACAAGAATACAATGGTCGCGACGCAATCAACTCACGATCCTGGGATTTTTTCCATGCTACACCTCCTACACAAATGAGTGAGCAGGGTTTACAAACAAAAAATGCTCCGGTTTATATGGATATGAATCCTATAAGTTCACGTACAAATGCAGTTCAGTATCGCATTCAACCATCTTATATCCCTGATCCGCCGCGCGCAGCTACTACAACAGATAGTTTAGGTGTTCCACCCCCAGCCGGTTCAGTTGAAGCGCCTTCCGACCGTTTTTCAACGAATCCGTACACACAACGTCTAAATGCAGGTGGGCACGACGCTCGAAATATGATTCGTGAGCTACGTAGTGCTGTTGTAGAAGATAACCGTGATCGCGGAGTTGATGCAGCGCGTGCGCTTACTGAACGACAATTTACAGATCGTTGGCTTCCTCCACGTGCTGCTGCTGATATAAATTCATTACAAGCCTATGAACTCCTACGCCCCAAACAAGATGAATGGCGCGATTACTCTAACTAAAATGTACAACTACATCACATTCGTGTACATTTACTTTTTTCATAGCCGATTGTGTGAGTTCACAACGTTTTTTACGACTTGATGATGCATTTGATAGTGTTTCATCTGTTGATGAAAGTGTAGTTGAAGCTGATTGAATCTTTGCTGTATATGTATTATCCGTATCTTTTGAACTTGCTGTTGTATTTGATCTGCTATAATGTTGCTTTAGTGTTGAATTCATATCCTTTTCAATTTCCTCACGATGTTCTAAAACGTAATTATAAATTTCTTTTTCAATAAACCAGCGGAAGAAATTAAGCTGACCCACTGTTGTTACAAATGGTTCAATGCCACGAGCTTGGAACATAATTCGTTCTCGCCTGCAGAATGGATCAAATAGACGTTTACTATATGCATTGAGTTCTCGTTTATAATTAAAATATACAAGAAAATGTCTTCCACTCAACATGTACGATGTATTACTTTTCTTTGAATAATTTGTAACAAAGTAGTCGACAAGGCGAAGACTAATTTGTGAAGAACCTTGTAAGATTGGTAGAAGTTTTTCCAAATTACCCGGTTCTGTGTAAAACTCTTGAAGCCAACTAATAACTTGGTCTTGTTTACATTGAACACGGTGTTTTACAGTCACCGCGCGACGCTCCAGTACAGGGAGGGGTGATGAAGCGTCAACGATGACATTTTCTGTGGTGGGTGTTACAGACAATGCGTGAACTGTTGCAGCCATTTGAATCTATTCTGATCTCTGACAATACAATCACTGAGATTATTTTAGACCACCGAAACAACGCGTGATCAAATACGATAAAAATACATTTGTAAAAGTAGGGAACAATGTCTACAGATATTGTCAAAATATCAAATAAAGCATATAGCATTTCACAAGCTATATCAGATCGTGTACGTAGACGAAAATATTTCACATCATACACTTCTGATAATGAATCAAAAAATACATTAACAGATGAAGAATTAAAATTGTTAAAAGATTTGGGACTAGATTCCAAAATGATTAATACTTTGAAATTATATTTACCCACTTTTTTTGATAATTTGTATATGTGTTCATCGGATGCTAGTATGGTATTGCATAAAAACTGTAATATTCCTTATTTTGTTTTATGGTCAATTATGATAGCGAATAAACAGGCTACCGATGAACGATTGCGTGAAAATCGATTCAAAGAATCAATACATTTACTGAATGTAGCCAAACATACTGCTACAATACAACAATTACAAACCAAATTAGACGAATATGACGATTTATTTCAACTAATTGTTATTAATCCTGCATCCCCAATATCATTACATCATTTTATGCTTGGACCAGAACCAGGATCAGGACCAGACGCAAAACCAAGAGCAAAACTAAGAGCATCAAAACCTATACCCACTGATCGTGAAAACGCAATAAATGCAATGTTTACAATCATGTTGATTAATACTAATAATAAAGAAAATGAAAATAATGCAGAAGATTTATCAACACAATTAATGGAATTAGATAAATCCAGAAGAAACCCTCCACTGTATACATTTACACAAAAAGGATCAACATGTGCGTCTGATTCTTTATTTACAATATTATTACAATCTAATCTGATAAAAAGAATATTTATAGATAACTCAAAACAAATCATTGATAATAATCTGGATAAATCTTTGATTCATGCCTTCAGACGTTACATTAATATGTTAACATTAGAATCCAAACATGTAGCTTCTGCAAAAGGACGACGAGCAAGTATTAATTTAACTGAAAAACACGGTGAAACCATTTTAAAAACAATGTCTGATGATTGTTCAATTGGTTTAACAAGAACACAAATTACAAAATATATAACCCATTTACAAGCTAAATTATTACCTAAAATTCCTACAATTAAAAATTTATTTTTCTTCAGTGGAGGGGAATTTAAAACAAATATTGATAACATGTTGATTGGGAAAAAGAATCTTAACAACATTAAAGGATTTTTAATAACACATTCAGAAAGTTCTTCATCAGCAGTGGACACAAAAACAAGAAAAGGGCATGCTATTGCAATATTACAAATAAACAACAATTGGTATATATCAAATAATGAAATTGGTATGTTAGAATTAATTCACGATCAAACATTTATACCTATTTTACTTTACAAACTGTATAAAACAACATCGGATACAGATGAATTATTCAAACTACATACTCAACCCAACAAGACATATGTATTTAATTTTGCAAATGGGTATCAATATCCAGTAAGTGCAGTTTCGTCAGAGAATATATCTATTGTAGATGCAAGTCGCATTCTTGTAATTGGTGAAAACAGCGAAAATTTGGAAAGTAAACAATTAACAAATATATTTAATAATTTCAATAAAAATGACGCGGAATACATACTGTATTTAAATACTTTTTTGTAAGAAACGATGTCGTTGAATCTATAAAAATAACCATGAAATTAATGTTTATTTTTATGTTATTTTGTGTAAAAATTATTTAACCAATGAATATAGATAGATAAAAGTATGAGTTCGACTACTTTTTTAGGACACACCGTTGCAGGTGATGAAAAATCAATTAAAGGTCGATCCGCTAGCCCCAAAGGCTACATTGACACCGATTTAAAAATTTTAAGAGAAATTGGTATTCTAGGAAATTCAAAGTTAAGTTCTAATCCAAAAGATATTCGTGATTTTTTAAATTGGTTAAGTGGTCCACGTAGAACACCATTACCACCGTTAGCCCGGCGTGTTTTATGTTTGATGCGGGCAAAAACTCTCATAAGCATTGGTGCTGTTGAAACAAGCGAAGCACAGCGTACGGCTCAGCGAACACAAATCGTGGAAATTGATCACATTTTAAAAAAGGATGGACTATCGCAAGAAGCTATTGACAAAGAAGACCAATGCATTGCCTCACCTTCAAACTATAGGGCGGCTCCTCCCGGTACTGTCTATGGACGAGATAATTCAAATACAGGTGCTACAGGTGCTACAGGCGCACCTACGGGTGCAACAGGAACAGCAGGTGGCTGCCCTCCCGTAAGTGTGCATCAGGTATGCAATTGTAATACGGAAGAATTACGAACCGACATTAAATCATTGGAAGTCCTTATTCATACAATTGAATCTAAAATCGGTCCCACAGTATCAACTGCTAAATCGCCAAATTTGAGCATGAAAGACGATCTTATTCAAACACTATTAATACGCATTAATGCTCTGATTAGTTCAGCAAATAATTCCAATAAAAATTCTTTAAAACGTTTTACATCGGACGTACTGGAACATCTCGAATCCATGTATAAATTACTTCAATTTCAAAAAACACAATATGATTTGTTGATGCAAATTATTAATGGATTTTTGGGAAAAACTCCATTAACTCCCGACAATCTTAAAACGTATCTTGAACAAGAAGCAAAATGGCTCATTGAAATTGAAGCTCAACTAAAACGTATGGGAGACACTAAAACAATTATTGAAATAAAAGGTTTGTTGATTCCACCAACTGAAGAACAGCTAAAAGATCCAAAAGGATTTATTGAAAAGCGTCGTGACATAATTTCAGGCTTTATTAAAGGTATTTTTGAAAAACTTTTAGTGGTTAAAGAAAAATCATGTGATGAAGAAGTTGCTAAAGCACGCGAAACATGTGAAAATGAAATTAAACATTTGCAGACAGAAAATGAACGGTTACGATTAGAATTGGAAAATTGTTTTTCTAATTCATTACGAAGTCTGAGAGACTGTACAGTTGGCGTGACTGGTCCACAAGGAATACCTGGAGAACGTGGTGCAACTGGGGCTACTGGACATGGGGCTACTGGTCCACAAGGAATACCTGGAGACCGTGGTGCAACTGGGGATACTGGTGCAACTGGTGATAATGGTCCACAAGGAATACCTGGAGACCGTGGAACAACTGGGGATACTGGTCCACAAGGAATACCTGGAGACCGTGGTGCAACTGGGACTACTGGGGCTACTGGACCTGGGGCTACTGGTCCAACCGGACCTCCGCCAGGCACACCACCTGCTGAACTACCTCAACCTGTAATGCCAGATTTTGAACCAATGAGAAACAGAAACAATGTACGAAATGGACGCGATTCTATTGGTTCAGTTGTTTCAGAATTGACACCAGTGCCTCGACCTGTGCCTCAACCATTGCCTCCAGCTGATATGCCAGATTTTGAACCAATGAGAAACAGAAACAATGTACGAAATGGACGCGATTCTATTGGTTCGGTTGTTTCAGAATTGACACCGGTGCCTCGACCTGTGCCTCGACCATTGCCTCCAGCTGATATGCCAGATTTTGAACCAATGAGAAACAGAAACAATGTACGAAATGGACGCGATTCTATTGGTTCAGTTGTTTCAGAATTGACACCAGTGCCTCGACCTGTGCCTCAACCATTGCCTCCAGCTGATATGCCAGATTTTGAACCAATGAGAAACAGAAACAATGTACGAAATGGACGCGATTCTATTGGTTCAGTTGTTTCAGAATTGACACCAGTGCCTCGACCTGTGCCTCGACCATTGCCTCCAGCTGATATGCCTGATTTTGAACCAATGAGAAACAGAAACAATGTACGAAACAGACGCGATTCTATAGGTTCGGTTGTTTCAGAATTGACACCAGTGCCTCGACCTGTGCCTCGACCATTGCCTCCAGCTGTAATGCCTGATTTTGAACCAATGAGAAACAGAAACAATGTACGAAATGGACGCGATTCTATTGGTTCAGTTGTTTCAGAATTGACACCAGTGCCTCGTCCTCGTCCTCAACCTTCAGTGCCAGGTGGTGGTGGAGGTGGTGGAGGTGGTGGTGGAGGTGGAGGTACAGGACATGGATTAAAAAGATATTTTGAAGGATTAAAACCAACAAACGCCACTCGCCGCAGAGCACTTAAAAATATATCACCATCCTCGGTAAATTCTATAATTAATGACACTAGTTTGATCCCACGATTTTTAAATCAAGCTGCTTTTAAATTTAGAAATAAAGCAGATATCAAAACCGCCATTCAAACACTCAAAACGTATTTGGGACAATTTGATCGAGGTAGAATATCACCTGAACTTGTAGAAGACACAAAAAACGCAGTAAAACACTTTATGACACATGAAGTATTCGAGTATATTCGAGACAATTATGCAGAATTTAAAAAACATATACCACATTTCTTAAGAGAATCTACAACATTACATACTGTATGGAATGAAAGAAATTTAGAAGGCGATACACCAAATATTAAGAAATATTTACAACTCATGACATATTTAATTCTATTATACATTTATAAAAGTACACCTGCAACTCTTGGCGGCGGTGATTTAAAACGCCAAACTCGTAAAAATAAAAAACCGCAACATAAAACAAGACAATGAACATTGCACTCAAAGCCAAATATAGTTTTTATTCAGCCTTGGTATTTTTCCTCGTTGCAAACCCAGAAACCTATAAAATTGTACAATGGCTCATTGGACGTTTTATAGGTGGAACAGCCAGTCCAGCCGGTTGCCCGACCCCGCTTGGACTTTTTCTCCACACAATTGTATTCTTTGTTGTGATGTTAGCCCTTATGATGTTTCCCAGAGACTAGTTTTCAATTAAATTCCGTAATTTTCGTGCTGATGCTTCAAATGAGTATGATTCCAAAACATACTGACGTGGAGTATACGAAGCCAGGTGTTTCAAAAACGCAGGAAAATCTTTTTCCAACGTATCCCATGACGATTTCATTCCGCACCTGTCATCCATACATGGTACACTTGAAGCGCGTTTTGATGTATATAACTGATCCTTTACTTCAACAGTATGTGTATTCCAATCTAATACAAACAATGGGCATTCGCATGCCAATATTTCCAAAGATGCAAGCCCCTGTGTTTCAGTCCGATCTAACATAATACAGAACCTACTAGATCGTGCTGCGTTGACTAGTATTTCAGGTGAATATGTATAATACGTAACAATAGTTCCGCGAAATTGGAAATAATTTTGAAATAAATACGCATGCAACCTACGTAAATGGTCATAATTTTGTGATTTGAAATATATGAAAAAGTCCTGTGTTTTTTCTGGTTTCAACGCAGGACAAAAACGATCAACATCAACACCTGCGCCCCATAAATGAAGGCGTCGTCCCCCAGACCGTTCAGGATCCAAAAATGGCATACCCTGACTTATTAATTGTCCAAACCATTGAGAAGGAACGACACAATTACGTGAATATTTCCAAAGATCATTTGATTCTAAATCAGACTGCGTTAAACCAACTTCTGTCCCATTAAAACAACACGGTCCAATATATAGATTTGGAGCTTTCTGCATTGCCTGTCCTAAATCTTCCGTTTTATCTACAGACCAATTTACATCACCTGGCTCATTCAATAATATCAATATGGGTTTTTTTCGTCGTTCTGCATCTTGATATAATCCTATTATAGTTCCCAATAACACAAGAGTTGGTCCACCAAATGCACAATGCCTTGCATCAAACCATATACCGATGCGAAGCATTTATGATGAACCTCTTGTAATATTTGACGATTTACATCGCTTAAACCACGAGTGTCGTCAATTTACTTGTCTTACATCGTCCAAACCATTTTCTGGCTGAAGACGATTCTTTTTTGGCAGCTCTGACTTGGTCCGAATCTGTACTATAATGCGTTTTGCCGCATAATAAGTAAGAACTTACGCGTGGATAAGACCATGCTTGTTCGGACATCCCAGGACGATGTCCTGTCCGCCATGCAGCCATACCTCGATTATAAACAGTCTTTAAAAATTTCACCGGAACACCTGTAACTTTACTGCGCTCTTCTAAACTCTTTGCGTCCGGAAATAATTTATTCCATTGTTCGGTATATGATGATTTTTTCTTCGTTTTAGAAAATTTATCGGTTTTGAATCCAATATAAGCCTTTGGATCTTTCCAATGTTTTGTTCCATATTTTCGAATTTCAGCTCGCCGTTCCAGCTTTTGTTTACGTGTTAATCCTGCATAATATTTACGGGGTAAAAACAAATCTTTTGGCGTGCGGCGCGTGATAGCCATTCTTAATTAACATGATATTTTAGAAAATGACTTTTATATGGAATGGAAGTGGAATGGAATTTTGTTTTAGACCCTGGACCTATAAGTATAAATATTTGGTTCAGAAAAATTGAAAACCTCATTCACTAAATCAATTGTTGATGTTGCGCTAATATATTACTTTCTTACTTTCTCTTTCTTTCCTTATAATGATTCTGGCTGAGAATATCCTTTCTGCTAAGCAGTTGCGTAGGAAGACTGGTCACAAGTTCTGTGAATATATCCCAATCGGCAAAATTGTCGATGATGGGGGTAGTCCTTCAGTACTTGGCGGATTTCGTAGGGCTTCTTTGGCAAGCAACCTTCCATCGGGTCCATACAAAGGACTATATATTGTTTCAGTAGGAATACACGGAAAAAAAATACCAATTTACTGCGGCATGCGTTATTCAATTAAAAGCCTACGGCATCGGATTTCGTGCGAATTCTATATTGCACAAAATGAGGGCGGGAAGTCGGGGAAAATGCAGGGTCCATCGTGTGTGTGGCACACACTCAAAAATTGCATTGTCGATGCGGAATACTATGTATCGTATGTCAGACTAGATGGACTTTCCGAAGAACAAGTTGCGAAAGAGGAGAAGAAAATTCTGACAAAGATAGATTTCATCGCCAATGACGCTAATAATGGTAATCGCCGGATGAGCGACCTTGTAGGAATAGTAAATTCTGTCGCGGCTGTGCCTGAGGAAGTCAAAGCCGCTGAGGCGGTGCCTGAGGAAGCCAAAGCCGCTGAGGCGGTGCCTGAGGAAGCCAAAGCCGCTGAGGCGGTGCCTGAGGAAGCCAAGGCGATTGAGAACATCGAGGAGAAACCAAAGTCTTTCGCAGATGCATTAAAATGTCTAGATGGCTTTGATGAACACATATCTCGCATCAGGGCTCTCAGTAGTTTCTCACCATTGTAAAAGACGGCAGCGCTGCAATAGCTCTGTAGTAGATATTGATGGCGTACGCTCAATAGCTACAAATTTACCGATTGACTTTACAAATGCATAAATATCGTCGCATGTTTCGGAGGGATACGAGGCTTCATCATGGCAAACGTAATCAATCCTATGCGTATCCAAAAATTCTTGGGTTAATACCCAGGGCGCATTTTCAATAACTTCGTCAACAAATTTACAAGAACGGACACTACGAGCCCGTTCATCTTGTGTCAAAATAGGACGCCGCTTGTACTTCAAACAATCATCATCGCGTGCTATGCCGGCGATTATGATGACGGTGGGTCCGAATTTATCACGTACACGCCCCAACATTTCAGCGTGTCCATAATGAAATAAATCATAGACACCATCAACATAAACTCTGTGGGTTTTTGTTTCCATCCCAGGGCATTGATTTTGTATTGTGTATATTGTTTAGGCTATTCCGACAGTCTAGAAAATTGACCCCCTATTTTTTATGTTGAATATGTATAGCAATTCCAAAAAACAACTCAAAATGGACGGTCAATGCCAAGCCACATTACGTAGTGGTGTACGGTGCACACATCGTGCTACAATGACAAATGTACGGAATTATTGCGGAACACATCATAATTCTAAAATGCGAGCAGACCTAGAATATCGTCAAGCCTACAATGCATGGACTGCAGATGGTGATCGCCGGCGAGCCGCTGAAGTTGCAGCTGTAGCAGCTCAGCGACAACAGGATACGCAAGCCCGACTTAATAGTCGTCTTGACCGCAATCAACGAATTTTGGATGAAAGTGAACACTTTTCAACCACACGTATTGTACGATACGCTACACGCATTATCAACCTATGGCACGACGAATCGATTTCTGGATACGATTGTCCAAAGGCGTACGCTGCATTGTCATATATGTCCCCCCGCCATGCTGGATTCGTGAATCTTATTCGCGCGGTTGTACACATTACAAATCTAAGTATGCATCACGAGTATACACAATTTAGTCTTGTTCCGCTTGCTGAGCGTAACGCTGCGTATGCGACGCTGCTTACAGCACTTGAAGCGTACGGTGAAATCAATCATATGACATTAATTCCCCAAGCCGATCGTCATCGGCATCTGATTGTAACCAGACAGCAACGTGAAGAAGCAGAACGTCGGGCTGCAGAAGCCCGTGCCCAAGCAGCACTGCTTGCTGCTCAAGCAGCAGCCCGTTGGGCTGAATTTGAGCGTGCAGATCGTGAACGACCTGTTGTATTCCAACGCGATCCTGAAAACGGTATTGATTTACGAGCCTTCGCCGCCGATGCGCAGAGCGTCCATCGTTCCTCCGTACAAAATACGACGCAGCTTATTATTCAGCAACTAATGGCGCGTCAACTTCCTGCTGATCAAGAAACCGTGTTTGAAATCAACGTAGACTTTAATAATCCTGACATTATTAGATGGCGGAACGAAGCATACAAATTCACAACCATGAACATGTTTACGGATGAGTATTTCTCCCTGGAAGCATTCAGTGTTAAGTACGGTGATATTGTAGATCGCGTGTGGGCGTTTATTCGCGGACATGCAGAACGTGTTGAACTGACTGTTCGACTTGCACAGGAAATCAGTGAAGGTGTGGGAATGTGCGCAAATGGTAAAATGGCGCGTTTAGTCAATGTCCTACAAGGATATGACGAAACGTTGGAGATGGAGCCGCCGCGTGAAGCATTCCAATCTGCAATCGCAGCACTTATGAATAGTCCGCTAGCTGAACGTGAAAGCCGAGCCCGTGAATTGTTTATTGAGTATCGAATTCCGGCTGATGAACATGATGTGTGGCTGGAGCCGCTGTTGGATGCAGAGACGGAGGAGGAGAGTGAAATTGTACTTGTTGAAGCCTAATTAATCCTTTGACAGCCATTTATTAATATATTCATTATCAGGATCAAATCGTTTGGCTGTTGCTACAGGATCCACACGACGGAAGGGTGCAGATGCAAAAGGCAATGCACTTGAAACCCAAATCCAATTCATCATATTTTGAGCCGGATCGTAATCCACTAAATGTTGTGCGAAAAACCGTTCACCACGTCGCCAGTGAACATGTTTTTCTTTTACTAGCCAACTGCTGACAGCCATACGAACACGATTATGCATATAGCCCGTTTTTAGAAGCTGCGTCATACCGGCGTCAACCAACGGCACACCCGTCTTAGCCCTTTTCCAGGCTTCAAACGCTTCATCCGCTGCTGCCGAATCGCTCCATTTGGATTGAAATTCATATGGACTGGTTTTATACAAAGTCTCAAAATCATTCATAATGTGTCCATAAAAATCACGCCACATTAACTGTCGACGATATTCTGTCATACCGTCAGCAGCTGCGTAGACTTCACGAATACTGACGGTTCCAAAATGGTTATGGGCTGATAACATACTTGTGGAAATGGAAGGAATATCATGTGTTTTTCCATAACTAGCTGGTAAATGTTTTAGCAATTCTAGGGCAACACTGCGACCGCCATGAGTGGCTAGATCCGGATTACGTGTTGGGACCAGTCGGCGAAACATACTTTCCAGATTTGAATGTCCAGAAAAGGCTACTTTTCGTGTTCCCTTGGATTTGGAACTAAATTTGTACATTGTGCATTTAGGTCGGCTTGTGCTTGGACTGTCAACGCGTTTAACACGCGCAGTTTCATAAAACGGTGTGAATTTCTGAAACGTTTTTCCAGATTTGTTCAGGATGCTTCCAG